TTGTTCGTTTTCTACAGGAGTTACGCCTACTGCTGCTGGTTCAGTTGCTTGAGCCTTAACTTGAGGTTCAGCAATAGCTTGAATTTGGTCAATTAATGGCTTTGCAAAGCGATACGGCATTTGATCGCAATAAGCCAAAATGGAGTTAAGTTGGTCAATAGTGAAAATAATGTTCATTTTTTGCCTTTCTTGGCTGCTACCTTCTTAGCTGCTCTTGCTTCTGAATATGCAATGGCAACGGCTTGTTTTACTGGTTTTCCAGCTTTTACTTCAGTTTTGATGTTTTCTTTAAATGCTTTTGGGCTTGCTGATTTCTTGAGTGGCATGGTCTTGCTCCTGGTTGTAGCCTTTTTAAGGGCTGGTTTGCGTTTTCTGGTTTCTTCAACTACATAAGGTAAATCGGTTATTTCTTTATGAAAATCAGCCCATGACTTCATTAATTGTTCTGGAGTCATAGACTTTGATTTAAACAAAGATTTAATCCATTTAAGCATTTATTTGTTCCTCAGTAAATGGTTCTTCTTGTTCCCAGCATATATCCTGCCAGCTCATAACAAGGTATTTAACGCCATCTTCAAAATAGGGAAAATACTTGAGATATTCCTCTCCAGTATCTTTATTCATAGTGCCAAAACGAACATAAGCACCTACTTTTATAGGCATTTCTTCAAATCTACCGCTTTGGAGGGTTCTTCCAGGGCCTACGGCTACTACTTGGCCCATGTTTTCTCTTTCCTGATTATTAACAATTAAAAAATAAGAAAGCTTACGGATGTAAGGCTTAACTACGATTTTGTCCTTCATTGGTTTTAATTTCATGATTTTCTTGGCCTTCCTGGTTTCTTTTTAACTTCAGAAATCAATACTGGTTCAGTAATCGTTTGAACTAATGCTTCTAATGCAAGGCTTTCAGCGATACGCCATTCACCGCACCAATCGTCATTGGATTTATTAACGGCAGAAGGGAATCGCTTACAGATCCCCATGCGTTCACCTACAACGAAAAATAGACAGGAATTACAACTGTCTTTATTCTTTATTACAGCCATCTAGTTCTCCGATTACTAGTTTGGTTAGAGAACCTAGGGAGGTCACGCACCCTAGGTTTTCGTTTTATTTAGCTTCGTACTTATCTTCAGGCTGATAAGCAGTACGCTTATGCTCATAGCAGATGCCTTCAGTACGGCCTGTATTGAACTCTTTGTCAGAGCCAATAGCATCTTCTTTGCCCATGCCAACACCGCCACGCAAAGGTTCTTTGCGATTAACTTTGTCATCAACAGAAGAAGCACCTTTAGGCACTACTACGCCCTTGGCTGGTACGCCCTTCATGCTGTTTGGGTCAGTTGTTTTTCCCATTTTCATCATTTTTAATTCCTTTTAGCTAAAAAGGCTACAAATCGTAGCTTTGCTTATTTTGCCTTATCCATTATCCATGTCAAGCATTTTAATTAATCTAATAGCTGCATCAACTGAATCTATTCGACTTACTGCACCGCCTCGCCATTCCTGCATAAACTTAATTTGAGGATCGGTATATTTGGCTTTTTCGTTTGATTTTATTTCCACCAAGACAGTTTTGCCTTTATATCCAATAAGTAAATCAGGGCAGCCACGACCAACAGTAGAAAGATTGAGAACGCTTGCACCAAGGGCAATAAAAGTATGAATAAGAGATTTCTGGTTTTCATCGACTCTTTTTTTGTAATAAGTCATTTAATATCTTCTTCAGCCATATGGCAAAAAATCCCACATTCTATGGCCTGTTCAGTTGGATAATCACCAGCTTCTTTAGGTAACTCTGTAAGCCATATTCGTTCATTTTTATGCTTTAGGATTTTTGCGCCTATTGTTTTTTCTATCTGGGCCATCTTATTAAACTGTTCTGGAAAGTCATTTCTGATCTTATTCCAATATCCAAGACCACCTTTTACGCATCCAATACAGTTGTTATTTTGATAACCAAGCTTATACATGGCTGGTAATTCGATACCAGCTCTATCAATCATAGCAAGACAATCTGCCTTTTTAAGACCTTTGTCTATCAAAATTGACCATAATTTAACGTCATTATTGGCATCAATAAAACGATCAACTCGGTCTTGTTCTTCAACTGTATAGCCAAAAATCTGTAGATCGTTAGGTTTTTCAAAGGATTTACGCATATCCTTTTTAAGATGAACTGTGCAAGGTGCGCCTCCAATTCCAACGATATATTTACGTTTTTCAAATACTTCGTAAATACTGCCGTTGTATTTGGCATTTTCAATAATGGTTATTGGCTGTCCAAACCATTTTTCACAATCCTTCATAAACCGCAAATTATCAGGATGTTCTTCTTTTACATGGCAATAAACCACTTCTACAAGGGTTTTGCTTTCTGCAATCGCCAGCTTAGTAGCAACTGCACTAGCAGCTCCACAAGAAAACCAAGAAATTGTTCTATTCATTTAACAATTCCTTAGTTTTTTCTATTAACTGCTCAGGACTTATTCCCCAATATTTAGTGAATCCTTTAGCACCCAAGCTGTGATAACTGGAATTTCCAAGCCGATGATGGTAGGCGCACAATGGGATAGCTTCGGCACTATCTCTAGATCCGCCATACCGCCTAACGTGATGGATCTCAGTTGGTGTATCTGTTGTTTCAATTCCATTTTGTCTGCACAATATACAGCCCAATCGAGCCATTTCTGCATATTCTTTCTTTCTGTTCATCAAAAAGGCTCTGTTAAATCAACATATTTAAACAATTCTTTAGGAACATCATAATAAGCTTCATGCTTAGTTTCATCACGCATTTCGATTGTAGGAAAGTCTAAAGTCTTATCTCCATTGATCCAGTAAGCATGAGTCATATCCTGAGTAAGCGCAAAAAACAAGGTTTTAGGCACTTCTAACATATGCTTTTTTCTTACAGGAACATGAATTGTAGGATAAGGGCATGGATTCCATTGCCTTACTTCAACTTCTGCATATCCTATTTTTTTGCCATCCCTGTAAATGATTAGGTCTGTTCCATAAATATCAGGATTATCTAAAGCATCAAATCCCCATTTCATTTTGATCCAGGCAGCTACAGCAGCTCTAGCTGGAGGATCATATTTGTCATGAAGGGCCTTATCAAACTTTTTAATCTGCATGGGAAATATCTTCAAGCTTTAACGCAACTTCTACAAATTCATTGGCTATTTGACGAGCCAGATCTTTATCTTGCGCTATGCAAGCCTTGTAATAATCCTCTAAAAGCCTTTTGGCTGCCAAGTATGGAACGCTAAAATCTCTCACAATAAATCCTCCAGTTTGATGCCTTTTAAGGCTAATCCTTGTTTAAATTTGCGTAATGCCACCGCCAGTATTTGCTCAATCCTTTGATGGCTTACACCTTCAATTTTGGCTATTTCCTGCAATGTCATAGGTTCCATTACATATTTCCTTGTCTGCGATTAGAAGATAAGGTGCGCCAAATATCAATAATCCGCATTTCATGGTTGCGTTCATTGTCTATTTTCTTAAATTGTTTTAAAGCTTCAGTCCAAGCTTGTACCGCTTGTGCGTATTTATCGCTTGATAGAGCCTTTGCTTCTCTTTCTGCTACTGTGCCTTCAGCCAATAGGAAAGAATGGCTCTTAGCTTGTTTTAAGCCTTCCTCAAGGTATTTAACCTGACCAGCCCAAGCTGCATGAGATTCATCGGTAGAAGAAAGCTTAATTAATGCTTCTTCTACCCTGTTTTCAGTTAATTGTTCAAGATTCATAGCCATTGTCCTTTAATTGTTCCTCTGTTGCCTTTTCTCCATTGATCTGCCATGTCGAGCTGGATTTGATGAAGTCTTGGCGCAAAGTTTGGGTTAGATAGCAACTTGCGTATTTCTGCGAGGCCGTACTTGTGCCTGATGGAAAGCAAATAGCGAACTTCGCATTGGTGTCTGTATTTTTCACTAGATAAGTCCATTTTCAACTTGTTGGATTCTTTGTCCAATCCATTTCATTACTGGAACTGCCATTGAATTACCAAGGGCTTTATATCTTGGCCCATCAGCAGCTTTAGGTATATTTGTGTAATCGTCTGGAAAACCTTGCAATCTTTCACATTCAACTGGAGTAAGCCTACGAACTGCCATATCTTGTTGTTGTAATCCCACTTGCATATTTGAACCCAAACAAGGAGATTTATTTCCTGAAATAGGGTCTTGGGTTGCATGAAAAGCTATAGGTTGCATAACTTTAGGTCCACTATTTGTTGAACTATTTCCTGAAGCAGTCAAAGTAACCGCAATATCACCACTTTCAGATGCATTGTATGTATCAACTCCTATAGCTTTATAAGCAATATATGTTTGATGTTCAGTAACTGCATTACCTGGTCTGCTTACACCAGCAGTTGATGAAAGTAATGTTGGAAAAGTATCAACACAATGAATTGGTTGTAATACGCAATTTCCTCCATTTTGTGCGCCTTGTTGTAACAATTCAGCACCTTTGGCAAATTTAGCAGTTACTGTATCTGCTATTTCTTTACCAAATGCTCCAGTTGCAATCATGTTAAATCCATCTGCTCTACTGTAATCGTTGCAAGTTGTTTGGATACAGTTAGCAATGCTTGGTATAGCTGCTTCGGCAGTTTCTTCCCTCTTTTTTCTGCCCTTCTCAATATTCCTTGACAAGCTTTGGGACTCAAATAATACTTTTGCTGCAAATTCCCATCCGACAACAAACACTCTTTTACGTCTTTGGGCCACTCCAAAGTATTGAGCATCAAGCACCCTGTAGGCCCACCCATAGCCGAGTTCGCCCAACGCCCCAAGGAAGGCTCCAAAATCCCTTCCTTTGCCTGAACTGAGGACACCTGGCACATTTTCCCAAACGCACCACTTGGGTCTAAACTTGTCAAGAATTGCAACATAGGTAAGGGCAAGGTTTCCCCTTGGATCTTCAAGTCCTTTTCTGAGTCCTGCAACTGAAAACGATTGACAAGGGGTTCCTCCAACGAGTAAATCCAATCTATTTGTTCCAAAATCCCACTCCTTAAATTTAGTCATATCCCCTAGATTTGGGGTATTTGGATAATGATGAGCCAGCACTTGTGATGGAAATTTTTC